CTGATAGTGAGTTACCCATTTGTTAATAAAGTACAAAATATAAAGAAGTTTGTACTATCTAAATTGCCCTTTAGCTTGTTGTGCTTCGAACTTAGCCCAATCCTCTTTTGTCCATTCAGACACAGGCTTTGACTTATCGTCTTCTAGCTTATTAGAGCCTCACACAAGTCAGCGTTGTTTGGCTTTAGATAGTTTGTCGTGGTTTGTAAACCCGTATTTTACTACTATATCCTCTATTGCAGAGTCATCAGTAGCTGCGATTTTTCTTATCGCTCACTCGAATTGCTTAAGTTCTGGGTTTGCTGATAGCAAAGATTGTAAGGTCTGGTCGTCTTGCTGTGATTTTGTCAATCACTTTAGCTTTTGCTCTACAAGACTTTCTACAGTTTCCTTTTTTACAAATCATTTCTCATCTAGGTATCTTTCTACTTCTTCGTCATCACCTGATGGATTTGGTCTCTTTCCTAAGAGTTCCCTTTCCTTTGCTGCTAATTCTTGTGTTTTGCGTGTGTAATCGCTTTGCATCATAATCCCATTAGAGATTTCATCTATAGACATCTCTTTCATAATCGGACTACCGTTTGCATCTACTCATACTTTCACGCTAATTGTTGTTGGAGTGCTTTCGCTTGCTCCTGATTGTTGGAGTGCATCTTGTGCTTGTTCCATAGTTATATTTTATATATAAAACTACTCTGTTGTGTCAAGGGTTTCTTCTTCCAATTCTTCACTAGCCATGTTGTCCAAGAATTGCAGGAACTCCATCGCTATATTCAACTCACCTTGCACTGTTTTAATATCCTCGCTTTTGATAGTCCTTAATCTATCATTGCAAGCTACTACAACCCTTCTTCGATAATCTCTAATCTCAGAGAACCCTTGTGTATTACTTATCCCCTCTATTGCTTTCTTCTGTAGGATAAACTGTTTCTCTGCATCTGATTTCTCGGTGTAATATAATTGTTTAGAGTTGTATTCGTCTAGTAATTCAAATAATCTCATACCGATAATAATACTAAAGACCTGCTGTTAATGCTCATTTTGCTACCGCTTCAGTTACTTGCTCTGGTCAGGTTGGTACTTGCTCTGGTACCTGCATCTCGCCACCTCATCATATTCAAGGCACTTGTGGTGCTTGCTTCTTTATATATTTGTCTGCGTTTACACCTTCAAATGTACCTAGTACATCCTTAAACAACATCTCCAAATCAACAGGCACTCAAGCTCCCATAGCTTGTTGTCAAATATTGTACTTAGCTATGCCATCATTTCTTCTGTTCTCGATAGTATCGTATGATGATGATCCTGCTTCTATCTTTATCTCAAACTTATCTAGTGCATCTACGATCGCTTCCTTGTTTATATCCCAGAATGTGTCATCATCTAACGCTTTGATAGTTATATTGTTTGTCATATTCTCTGCTACTTGTTGCAACAACTTATAAGCCAATCTCTCCAATCATTCTTCATAGTGTTTTCTACACTCATCTAATACAACATTGCTTTCGTAGAATTTGATACGCATACCTGTTGCTGTATTTGTCAATCATTGCTGATTTTGGCTGTTATTAGTATCAATAGTGAAAGTAAGCCCCTGCATTTGTCTTTCAAAATCGTTTTGTTCTTGGAAATAACTTGGCTCAAGGCTACGATGTGGTAACTCTTGCAAATTATTCATAGCTTCAATCACACTCTTATTTGTAGGGATGATATTGTTTGGCTTGTTTATCAATTTCTTTGGATTGATACCACTATTTGGCGACCATACCCAACTTCTATTCAAAGCGTGGTTAATATACTCACTTGCTGCATTCTTCTTGTAATTTAGCTCTTGTTGTAGCCCCATAATAGGCTCTAAGAACCCAACAGCTAAGTTCGTTTCTGTGTCTTCAAAACATCTTATCTGCTCGAATGGGATCTGTGTTATCTCTTTTATGCAAAGACACACCAAATCATTAGCTACTACTATCTCATATAATCTTTCATCTCAACCTTTTAGCTCAAACAATCAGTAATATGTTTTGATACATAGATTGTTTTTATCAACATTAGGTACTTTCGATATAGTCATACCCATAATGTTTTGGACATCTTCCTTATATTGTGATGATGTTTTGTCTAGCTTTGCAATATCCTCTAATTTATCGACATTGATATATTCTTTGTTCTTTTGTATATCTGCCAATCTAACACCAGACAATACTTGCACTACAGCAGGCATATCTTGAAACATAACATATCTAGGGTCATAATATATGTCGCTCCAAGATACTGGCTCTATAGTTACATACTCATCAGCTACATTTTCTTCTATCTTCTCTGTTATCTTTATTGTTTGCTCTTCTCCGTTCTCATCAATAATAGTTTCTTCTTCATCGACTGCCTCTTTCTTTCTAGATATAGTATATTTTGTTGCTACCTTAGCAAACGATGTCCCATAGTTTACCATCCCCTTAGCCCACAATCTTGTGCTTTCAGATAGATTGTATTTAGAAAATATCGTACTCAATAAATCTTGGACTGCTCTGCTTTGCATATCCAACTTAGATATATCTGCTCAATTTTCTAGCTCATTAACAAGGTCAGGCTTGAAACTTACCAACCACTTTGGGTTTCTACTAACTATTCTAGGCAATATCTTATTCGATACCTCGTGCATCTTATTTACCTTGAATGTCGTACTCCAATCAGCCTTTTTTGGATAAGTGAAAGTATTAAGCTCTTTATATATAGCAAGCATTCTATTATGATATGGCTGCAACAACTCTTGGTATTGTTCAAAAGTATTTGATACCATCATAACAGCCTTTTGTTGTTGCTCTGGAGTTGGCTTAATCATCTATTTGTGGATATAAACTAAAGGCTTAATAATCAAATGTAATACTATTGCAATACTAATATACGTCATCTTCATCGTCATACCCCAACAACTTAGGGTTTCAATTCTCATCATACGCTATAGTGAAGTTATCTTTGTAGGCTTTATTGTTTGGGCTTATCTCATACATACTATACAACATCTGCTCTGCATCTACAATGTCATCGTGCTTGCCTCTTGGGAAACGCTTCAATTCAAACTCTAATTCTGTCATCCCTATTTGGTGGTATATATGCCCATTCCTATATAATGGTATCAATTTCCTTAACTTTGCTTCTTTATCGCCAGTCTGTCTTATCTCCTCAATATCTACATACTGCCCTCTCCTTTGTAACTCTGCTTTCAGATTGAAACCTATTATCTGCTGTGCTTGGATTGATTCGATACCTATCTTCTCTGGGTTTCGTTTATTCTTATGATAGATGAGCTTGTCTATCAACTCTGCTGGGTTGTATTTGCCTACACTATACTCTAATATATACATATCCATTCAATCAAACATACCTGTCATGATACAAGTATTATCTGCACTATCTCTTTTTGAGAACGCAGGATCACAAGCAGTAAATATCCTTCATTTTTTAGGAACTGTATCGTTAGTGTAATATCTAAACCATTCTTCGTGAAACTCTTGCGTATCTTTATTTACTGGGTTCTGTTGGTATTGCGTAGAAAATACAACAGGACTTTCGGCTTTCATCTGGTTTAATATCTCTATTGGGAAACGCTTTGGGAAAAAAGACTCACCAGACTTGCGAAATCCATCATCACTTTCCGCTATTGCTGGGATTATAAGCTCCTCTCGTTCTTCTCCTATTCCTTGCTTCTTTAAGTCCAATAGGAAGCCGCATAAATCGTCATCGTGCAACCTTTGCATTATCACTACTATAGAGCCATCTGTCTTACTATTTAATCTGGATTTGATTGTGTCTTGGAAGTTATTGTTTACCCCTGTTCTTACTACATCACTCTGTGCATCTGCTGGTTTCAATGGGTCATCTATAATTATTATGTCAGCACCTACTCAAGTAATAGTACCAGTAGAACCTGCTGCATACATCTGCCCACCAGACACTGTTTCTCGATGCTGTTTATTGTTCTGGTCTTCTCTCAATCAATCCTTTCTAGGAAATATAGACAAGTAGGTATCACTGTTATACATATCTCTAGCTCCACTATTATTCTTCTCAGCCAACTCTGCACTATATGATATAAGCATAAACTTTAGTCGAGGGTCGTGTCCTAAACACCAAACAGGGAACGCTTTACTCACTGTTTCTGTTTTCAATGATCTAGGTGGGATATTTATAATCAATCTCTTTATATCTCCAGTATATACTCTTTCCAACTTCTCACATATCAACTTAATATGCCAACTCTCATCTAAAGCAGCTCTCTTTTCTTTTTGTCGATAGAATTTCAAAAACTCATACAAACTATCCCTTTGTGGTCAGTGTATCTCCTCTAGTTTCCTCATAGCCAGCTCTTTAGCTGCTCTCTCTTTTAGGCTTAGCACTTACAAATCATTGAAGATTAAATCTATCAACCCACATACAGCATAAACAATCATACACAGTGCCATAATACCAAATCAAATAGTCATCATTATTATATAAGTTGTATATAAATTATTCGCCTCATAGTTTACTTCATAACCAACCAAGCGTTCCTACTCCCACATACCTACAAATTTTGCTGCTGTGCCTAGAGGAGTGTTTGCCTCTTTAGCAAATGATGGGATATTCTTAATCAAATTATTGTTAGCCTCAATTACTGAACTCATATCGTAAAACTCGCCTTTTACATCTGGTCATCATTGGCTACTTACTACATCATCAAGTTGATTGTTCATCTTGTTCCTTACTGATGTCCATAGTTTATTGGCTTTTAGGGTAGAACCTGCTGCATCTGGAGTTGGGTTTTTCTGTGCGTTGCTAAACAAATCATCCCACTCTATTCTTGCTTTCCATAAATCATCAGCTGTCTTTGCTTTATTTATCTTATTCTTTAGCACATTGATTGCCTTTACCTCTGAGTTTGTCCAGTCTGATATTTTCTTAACCTCATCTATTTCTCATCTCAACCCAGCCTTAAACTTAGTCATCGTGCCTATCTTTATCTTATTCAGCTTGCTGCCTAGATTGGTAGACATATCTTTACCTATCTTTTCTGCCTCTAGCAATACTTGTTGTGGGTCTTTGTTAGCTATCCCCTTTATTTTATTGTTTAGTATTTTAGCTCCATTTGCTACTCTTTCTGTTGGTGTTATCTCTCAACTTTTCTTTAGTAGTCAGTTATTGAATTTAACCCTTCATTCTCTAGCTGCTTTCTCAAAGTTCCCAGCAGTACCTTTCTCTGCAAATAGACCTTGTACTTTGTTGGCGTTCCTTACTGCCATCCCACCACTTATAGATCAACCTATTCAACCTAATAAAGCTCATATTGCAGTTTCTTTAGCTGTAGCAAATCTTCATTCTGCACCTAAAGTAGTGGCTTGTGCTCAAGCAGCCCCACCTACTGATCCTGCTAGAGCTCATTGTGCTACTCCTCATAGTACCGTTGTTGCTGGAGTTAGAGCGGCTCAAACTAATCATCCCCCAACCGCACTAGCTCCAGCAGCTAATGCAGTGGTAGCTGCTGTTTTACCAGCCGTTCTTCCATATGTAGCTGCATTACTCTGTGCTAAATCTTTACCTAATACATCAGTCATAAATCATTCTTGTCTTTCTTTGGTTTGTAGTTCTTCTTGTGCTTTTATCTTTGATTCATCTATTCATAATCATCTAGCAATAACAGCTCCTGTTTTTTCTCATAGTCTACCAAGTTGCCCTACAGTATTTTGCCCAACATCACTTACTCATTGAGTAAATCAAGTAGCTGCTGCACCTATTTGTTTTCATCATTCAGTTATAACAGTTCTATCTCAAACCTGCTTGTCTTTATCAAGCCCACTTGCTAGATATTTTGTTAGCCCACCTTGTTTTTCTTCAGCTCTCTTTTGGTTTATAAATTCTAATGCTTGTGCTTTATCCATCCCAGCTGCTTTTACTTTTTTTAAGAAAGCAACCTCTTTTTCAGAAAATCATAAAGCATTAGCTTGCGATGCTTTAGCGGCAGCTTCTTTCTTCTGCTGGTCTTGGACAACCACAGCTTTTTTAAGTTCAGTAACTTCTTGTGGTTTAACTACAGTCCCCAATCATCATCTAACTCATGGTTGTACTATAGGCTGTAATATAGACGGTATAGCCATAGATTAGTTTTATTTATAAAGAGTTCCATAAGTCAGCAAATGCGTTGTTTGTTGGTGCAGGTGTGTTTGCAGGTGGCGGAGTATTTGTTGCTCATGGTGTTGTAGGAGCCGATCCTCAAGCGTTTGTTATTAGTCTTTCTATTTCTCTATTAAATCATTCTTTATCCAATGACCAGTTAAGGTTTGTTGCTGCTTTTTTCAGTAGTTTTGTGTCTGAGTCAGTTATAGTACCAGTAAATCACTTTTTTCTCATTTCTGCTAACTTTAGGAATACCAAATTATTAACAACATTATCAAAGTCCCCTCATATAGTTCACAATCAAGTAGCTAATGCTAGTTTTGTTTGTGTTGGGTTATTACTATACGCATCTTTTATCCTATTCAATCTTTCAGAAATATCAGATTGCACCGAGTAAACAGCCACAGCACTTCAAGAACCTCCACCTCATCCTCAACCACTAGCTTGGGCTGCTGTTATAGGCTTCCATTCAGTTCAATCCCATTGCATCCATTTTGGACTCTTAGCTGTACCCATATTTTCTATAATTGGTTTCTCCCCATTACCACCTGTGCTTGTCATAGCAGCACTTCTAATGATTGCTTGTATATCCTCTGGCAAACTTGCTACAAAGTCCTCATTTATACTTCAATCAGCGTTTCTTGCTAATCCTGCCATCTCTTGGATGTTCTTTGCATCGCCTAGTTCTATACCGCTTTTTGTAGCTGCTGCTGCTAGGTTCATAATAGCATCCATATAACTAGCTCATCACTTAGCGTTAGCTTCTTGTGTAGCTTTTATTGCATCTATCTGCCAATCCTGTGCAGCTTTCCTATAACTTGCTATTTCTTCGTTGATAGCACTCAATGTGTCGCCATCACTACCAGCCAATTCAGCTTCTTTCAACGCTATCTCTGCTTGCATAGCTAGATTTAGATTGTTTATAGCTCCATCAGTCTTTTGTTGGATGTCTACCGCAGTCTGTGCAGCATCTGAGCTTCTACCAAATCAACTAAAGCTAAACACCTGCTGTGCAGCCTCTTTTTGTCTAGCCCCACTAGCCAATAGCTCTTGTTTGCTTGACTCATATTGTGCTTCTAGTGATTTTTTATATTCTTCCAATGCCTTAGCATCACTATTTAGCTCTGTAGATTGTGCCTGCTCCAATCTTTTTTGTAGCTCTGATTGTCTATCAGCAAATGGATCAGTAGAAATCTTATCTTTCTGCATATTAGAAAGTGCCTTTTCTGCAACATATCATTGATATATCTCTTGTTCTGTAGGAGATTTACCAGTAGCTGTCTTTGCTTTCAGTTTCAATAAGTAATCCTCTGGATTTGTTTCATCATACACCAAAGCGCCAACATTGAAATTCTTGACAGGATCTTCTGGTGTAGCTACTGTTGGCAACTTTCTTTTAGCGTATCAAGGTTGTAATCATTGCTGTCCAGCATTTGATACTAGCAAACTCTCATCAACTGTTTTGTATGTAGGTTTTGGTGGAGTTTGAGTTGATACTCACTTCATAGCAGCAAACTTATCCACATTTGCTTGTGAGATACCTTTTTTCTTAGCTGCCGCTTGGATTTGTTCGTATGTTAGAGCCATCTATGTATTGGAAGATAAATTTAGTTTAGAAGTAATGTTGTAGCAGATAATGCTGTTCCTATTTGTCTTGATCAACTCGTAGCAACTGCTCAAGCATCTCATACATAATACGGTAATCAAGCAGTTAACCCAGAATTAGATACTACTCAAGAAGCCAATAATGGAGCATTTCAAGCAGCTAAGGTTGTTGTTTTTACTGCTCATATAAATTGTTCTGAAGTATCCCAGTAAACAGAGAAGTTAGCATTATTTGTACCTGTTTCTCTCCATGCTATCATAAACTTATTTCTACTTGTATTTAGTGCAGCCAACGCAATCTCTCATGCTGTAGCAGCTATGGTTACATCAATGATTGGTTTTACAGAAGCTACTAATAGATCAAATGTTCTAAATCTTACATCACTATCTCATACTTTCTGATTAGCTATTGCCAAAATATTATTACCCAAATACAATGCGCAGGTATATGATGAATTGGTATTGTCGTTAGGTATCACATAAGCAGACGTTGCACTAACTGTCATAGTTGTCCATGCTACTTGGTCAGGCACATTGACTGTATTGACTAGTATATTGTTACCATTTCTTACAATAAGTATTCTACCTCAATCTATATACAAAACCCTATCTCATCAAAGTAGTGAGCCAGCAAATCATGTATCTAATACGGTATTTGCTGTAATCGTAGTTCAAGAAATCTCCAAGATAACTCATTTTATATTTGTAGAGTTATCCCAAAACGCAGCCACTACTCAATCTTGTATATAACAGCATCTTGTACTACCTGCTACTGTGGTTGCTTCAAGTGCAACAGAAGAACCAGCAGTTATAACCGTACCCGATATTGTTCATATTATTGCTATAGGATCTAATGCAGCATTGGCTACTGGCAAACTCATAAACGAAGTTGCAGATACCTTACATATAGAACCACTTACAGCACTTCATCAAGCTACTGCTGTACCATACATCAAAACTTCTGTACCAGCTGTAATAGTTGTCCCAGATACAGTACAAGCTACTGCATATTGGAATGTGTCAGAGTTCTTCCTGTACGTAACTACAAACAAAGAAGCAGATAATACACACATATTTACTCAATCAGAGCCATTCATAGCTGTTGATATAACCTGTTCTGTACCAACAGTCGGAGTTAGTCTATTGAAAGTTACTATCCTTGCATATATTCTATCGTCAGATGATTTTTTATATGCCACAACTACCTTATCGTTTGACATATATTCTGTTTGTATGATATTATAGTTAGCAGAACTATCCAACCCTGTTGTAGTACCTATTTGAGCTGAAGCGGTTGCTCTTCTAACTGTTTTGTAAACATTTCAATCAGATTCCATGGCTGCGAGATCGTTCGCTGTAAGATTTTCTCCAGCAACTTGAGTTGTGCTTATCTCATCACGGATATATTCCGCCACAAGAGATGCTGCTATCCTTTTATCTACTCATCATTGATTTATAACAAATTCATTAGCATCTACTAATGTTCAAGCAACTTCTTTAAGGCTTATTGATTTCTTTGTCTGTGCATTTGTTGGTACGTTAGCAGCTCAACTACTTCAAAGAGCTGTACCTGCTGTTACAGCAGCGTCATCAGGCAACTGAACTTTACCTGCTACTGTTGTACTAGCGTTTACAAATGTAGCTCATGTACCAACATCTATCCAAGCTCCTCATAGTGAGTATGTTATTTTACCTTCTGATGTCAAACCTACTATCAACCCATTTGTACTAGGTGTAGCTCATAATGCAGCATCTCTTGCTGTTGCATCTGCATAAAAGTATATACCCTGAACTAATCAATCTATCTTACTGTTTACTGCATCTATTATATTCTTCCAGAACTGATAGTTGTCTGATATGATAACAGTCGATCCTACTGAATGAGATTCCTGAGTATATGTCGTACCCGCTCAACTACCTATAGATATACTTGATACATTGACTGTCTTTGCTCATACATTTAAGCTATCTATCTCACCTACCTGCATATTAGTCTTTCATGGATTAACTACTATGTAAGTCTTTACTCCAACAGGGAATGTGAAACTAGGTGCTGTGTTTAGATAAACAGTACCTGTTGCTCCATTCCAGCTTTGTGCCAGTGTGGTTTCAAATCAATCTTGTAGTGGATATGCCGTTATATTACTCATTAGCCGATATTACTCGAATAAAATACATCTATTGGTTGCTCATTCTTGCTTATTCTTGCTTGCTCTAATATCCATACTCAACCTGTGCTTGCCATATTGAATGATATATCACTGCCCATAGCATACAAAGGTACTCTAAATACATATCTATATAAGTCTATATCTGTACCACTATCTGCTCCAGTTAATGCACTTGTACCTATCGCACTCACTCATAATGTCTTTGCTACACTATTTATATCTAGGTTGCTGTCTGTTATCGTACTTTGGCTAACAACACTTCACTCTACTTTTATCTGGACATCTATATTACATCACAACGCTGCATATCCTATAAGATCTACATAATCATATGTATTATTAAGTCAAGGAGTCCCAAAATCAAATCTCTTGCTCTCTAACTCGTAGTCAATAGCTACCCCATTGTCATCAAAGCCATACTCGAACTCATACATCTGCCCAGTGATAGCACTGGCAAACAAATACTGTCGCTCCTGATCTGAGTTGATATAGAACCCAAAGTCATATAAGTTTGGTAATGTGTATTGACTCCATCCACTCGTTAATGTGCTATATACTAATACTGTGTCTGGTATATTATCGTTATTTGTATCAAATGCAAAATAATAGTTACTCAACGATTTGTTATAAAACGCTGCTCAGCTATTAAACTGGAACTCTGTTATCTGGTCTGTTAATGCTCTTATTGCATCACCTAATGGACTACTCTCTATAGCTCAAGCACCACTTACTCAATCTCTAGGCTTTAGCGTATCAATCCCTTTATCAGTAAAATAGACAATGCTATTCGCTACTGCCTTGATACTTCTATTACAGAACCCTCAGTTATGTGCATCTATTGGTAACGCTGATTGTCCTGATACATTTATACTATATACTTTGTTGGACTTCATAGCTAGTATAACTTGCCCTAGCTCTGTCATCCCATTTATTCTACCATTCTCATCACCACCTACTACTAAAGTGTTGGTATTGATGGAGTTTGCATTAGCTGCTGCTGCTGCTGTGTAATATAGGCTTGATGGATTACTATCATCTCAAGCTCCAAACACTCTATCCCCTAGATAACTAATATATCTAATGTTTGGCTGTGCTGCGTATGCAGTGTATGTCGTACCGTCATAACTGAAGTAGTCATCAACTCCATTACATCAATATACAACATTCCTATAAACAGCAAAATCCCATCTTGTACGATGGGCTGATAATGCTGAGATTGTTTCGTATTCTGTCAATCCTGATTTGATGCTAGACCAGTTTCCAGTCCCCTCATCATATTTGTACATATTAGTCCCAGCAGTACACAATGCTTGCGTAGCAAGGGTATCATCACGCTGAAAGAAGTGATAGCTAGTGATCGGATTGTTGCCTATACTATTTCCAAATGTGCGATACCCTCTTCTTGTTTCTAGCTGTTGGCTAGCGTTGTAGTAAAAATTCTTCAATATGGTAAACTGGTTGTCATCTATCACAGTATCCTGTGTTAAGTTTAACCCTCCCTTGAAGTCTTTGATTGATAACGGTTTACCCATACTTTATTATTTTGTAAATGTCAATACCCATCGTTTTGCGTTTTTTCGGTCTTTTTGCTCCTCTAAATCCTATTTTTATATTGTTATAAATATATTTATATTGTTGTCAATATACTACAAAGCATCATCTCTTACCCTATCGTTGTTGTATTGGCTTGCAAATGTTAGCTGCTCGTCATCATATAGCTCTTGTGCAAATAACGCATCCTTTGCTAGTGTGTACTGACTTAGGCACATCGTTGCTTTGTCGGTCTTCTCTACGCTCAAAAACATAAGATAGCAAGCCCACAATATCATCAAATCTTCCATACCTTTGTTTAGCTCACAGTCTACTGATGTTGTTATCTCTGGCAATTTCTTCTTATACAACAAATCTATACTATACACATTGTCTGGTGTAGGATACAATCCTATCTTATCACCATAGATATAGTAGTTACTTGGTTTGCTTTGTGTTGATCTGTTAGTCAAAAACTGTTGCTTACTTATTCTGCCTAATGTATAGCTTTCCTGAAAAAGCCCAGTAACTCTTACGAAGTCGCTAGGCTTATTATATTCTGTTGTTCAATTGACTGTGCTTATTGTAGTGCTTGCTTCACACTCTGGTATATCATACCCGAAGTCTTGCTGCACTCTCTCGTGTCATCTATTGATATAGTAATCAAGCGTTGCGTTATCCCATACCTTTGCGTTTGGATCTATCTTTAGATAGGTAGTTCTTGTGTTGATTCTTAGGTCTGCAAGTGTACTCATATATATACCACTATCCAAATAAATAGCATACATAGAGTTCCTCTTGGGATTATTCTATTTTTAGCTGTATATTACTTTTTTTTATAATTACAAGCCTTTTTTTATAACATTCAACAAGTCGCTTATGCTGGCGTTATCTAAGTCTAGCTTCAACTCACCACTCGTTTCTATCTTCTGCGTAGCCTTACCCTCTACCCTATCTACTATGTCTTGGCTAGCTCTTAGCTTCACTTCATCTTTCTCACTAGACTGCGATAATGTATATATCATATCTTTAGCATCCTGCAATCTTTTACTTATTTCGGCTTGTAAGTAAGGTTTATTTAAGTTTTCGCTAGCTATAGCGGCTGCCGTTTTATTGTTATTTGGATTATATGCTTTATTGGCTGCTTGAGTACCATTACCTGTCCTTAGGTATTCTTCTATAAACTCTCTCTGCTTTTTAGTAGGGAGTCTTTTAGGTCAGGTCTTTCATTTAATTTTAGATTTAGCCATTTTGTTGTAGTAAGATAAACCTACTCTGATTTGTCTAGCTTCTCTTTGATAAGAGATATAGCGTTAATGTTCCCTATAGTGAGAGTTACTACTTTTTTATTCTCTCGTTCTACTTCTGCAATCTGTGCTTCTATCTCTGCTAGATTGTCTGGATCATAACTCCCGTCTTCTCTTTTAGGATATTTTGCTAGGATTTCGTCTGCTTCTTTTTTAGAAATAGGTTGTTTTTCGTATAATGCTTTACCATCATATAGAAACTTAGCACCATTGATGCTTACTTCTTTAGTTTCTGGATCATAACTACCAGCTACCCATTTATCGAAATCATGTGTTTTCATTATGTATATTGATGATATAAAGATACTGTGTATATAGTTATTAGTATACAAAATGCAACTATATTATGTTATTTAGTATCTAAAGCTCTCATATAAGTTAGTGCGGGCGGTATAGTATCTGGTTAAAGGTATGGGGCTAATATCATGGGAAGTTATATTTTGTCGCATCTATATCGCATATGCCATACTCAGTTCGTCAATATTGTTTTTCTATTTCTTCTGCCTTTGCTTGAGCTTCTGCATAGCTATAAAATACTTCACTATCTCACCATATATCTAACAGCCAAATTCATAGACTATGTAGCTCATTTTGTTCATATCGCTCAAAGTTATCTACTGCACCAGCTTCAGCCACTCTATAAGCATCTACTTTCTTATGAAGATTTTCTTTGCCTTCATCACAGTCTTTTCGACTATCTTTTGTGTGAAGTATGTATATTCCGTTATCAGCACTCATACTATCTATATATCATTTATGTAAAGGGCTATTCTGGCTTTATTATAACTCAACTCTCTACTATAATTATCTGTTTATTGTGTTCTTTTGCTATGCCTATATTGCATACTATTTCCTCTATTGTATCTCATAGCACAAACAGGTCTGATACTATCATGGTAGGAGTATCTAACTCACAAGCCTTAACAAACTTCGCAAACTTCTTTTTGTGTCGATAGTTTGGAGGTGTTTGGTTACTGGTCATTGGACTTATCCTTTATGTAATAAATACCGAATAGGCGTTTGTATCGGGGAGCTAGTTTGCCTTGATATAACAATCAATTTCAGGCTGTTATCGTTCCCAGTAAGCTATCTGGTTTGAAATAATTTGGAGGGCATATATCTATTTTTTGATTTATTCACAACTTTGTCAGAATCATAACTGCACAATATCCATTGTACCTACTTACTATAGCAAAATTAAAATCAAATAGTTTGTATACATCTCCTACTTGTGGTTCTCTAGTCATCTTTATTTTGTTTAGGTAAATCTCAGAACTCGTCGATAATTAAGTTTATTGGATTTGGGAATCATTTGGTTTTACACTGCTACCAGTTAGGTCTATATATTTTCTCTCTGTTATTTCTATTACCTTACCATCTATAGACACATTCAATCCAAGTGATGTATGATTGATTATTTTATATGGAGATATCTCTCTTTTCTCTGGTAGTGGTTCATTATCCTTTGGGAGAGATATGTCCTTGAGTATTTGTATGCTTCTTAATAGTCATCTGGTATATCCATAGTCTCCCTCATCATATTCCCCTACCTCATAGTCATCGTATTCTTTTTTTATCTTATCTATTGCTTTCTCTATCTCTGGATGTAATGTATGTGTCATCTGTTATAGGGTATATAAAATGTATTATTTCTTCCAATTCCTAAAGAATGGGTTATTGAATATATCATTTGCTTTATCTTCTACGGTTGGAGTAAGGTATGACAATATGCCCACACAAATACATACAATCGCTATTACAATAATTACTCCTAGACTAAGAGCTATAGGGGCTAAAAACACAAATAATAGTATATTTCGTATCATAGTGATAGTAGGGATATAAAATGTAT